TGTCAAGAGCATCCTCGGTATTGCGTCCCCGTCTAAAGTCTTCGCCGGAATCGGCGGCTACATGGCAGAAGGACTTGGGCAGGGATTCAGCCGCGAAATGACCGGCGTTCGGAAGGATATCGAGGATCAAATGACTTTCGGCACAACGTCCTTCTCTGTGTCCGGCGCGGCAAAGTCCTCTGTCGGCGTCGTGAACGGTCTGCTTGCCAACAACCAGCCCGGAACGCCAATGCAGATCAACCTTGTACTCGACGGACAGACGATAGCAAGAGCAATATTCGATCCGCTGCGGGGCGAGATCGTACAAAGGGGTGTATCGCTTGCGTAGGATTAAAATCACGGACGGAACAAACACGGTCACGCTTCTGCGCGATCTCGTGTTCACGATTCAGCCGAAGGATATTGGCGCAACCGCGACAATGGCATCCGGAAAGACGGTTATGGATATCATCGGGGTAAAAAATGAATTGAAAATCCCGACGGGCTGGCTTTCTGTCGCCGATCTCCGAAAACTCCGCAGCATGATCAACACGAAACATGTGTTGAGCGTAACATACCCGGATGTAGACGGCGACAAAACAAGGGATTTCCTTTTTGAACAGCCGGAATACAAGGCGATCATCTACGATGAGGACGGCGTATCGCAGTGGTGCGGCGTCACGATCTCCGCGACACAGCAAGGGGTGGATTGATGCAGAAGGTATCGAGCAATTACGCACCGTTTACACCGGTGCGTGAGGTCGGCATGCTTGTCCGGTTTTACATTGTTGACCCGTCGGCAAAGAAGAACGGTACGGCCTCTGCATCTGATTCGGCACCAGGCACAAGCGCCGCCGAAACGATCAGCGACAGAGAAACCATATCCGGGAAGTTTGCTGGGCTTGAATTGAACCGGTGGGTTCTGGATGGGACAATCGATATTCCGAACGATAGCTTTGACGGGCAGCATGTAGGCTGGTGGAGCGGAGTAGTATCAAACGAGAGCGCCGAAATGGCAAGCATAATTACGTTTGAATTCTCCGCTCCGGTATCCACGATTGGTTGGGCGATGCTGTTTGATGAAAAAATGAACCAATACCCGGCGCAGATCACAATTACCGCATATGCGAGCGACGGAGCGGCGGTCGCAACCGGAACAAAGATGATCACGCAGGCGCGGCAGAACATCAGCATGACTGCCGCAAATTACACAAAGCTGACGATTCGATTTGACAAGACGCTCCTGCCAAAGACACGCGCCCGGCTGCGGCAGATCGATTTCGGCCTGACGGAAACCTACGAAAACGACACAATGGCCGACGTGAAGATTATAGAGGAAGCATCCGTTTCCTGCGAATCGTTCCCGTCCCGGCAGATTTCCTTTACATTTGACAACGCGGATCATCGGTACAACATTCTGAACCCGGACGGCGTTTTCTCCGTGATTCAGGATGGCCAGAAATTGCTTGCCAGATGCATTGTAAACGGAGAGAGCATAGACGTTGGCGAGTTCTTTTTTACGTCCGTTACAGCACGCGATTCCGGCGTCACAGCACAGCTTGTCGGAAACGATATGGCTGCGACACTCGATCGCGCAACCTATGAGGCCGGAAACGCTACCGCGTGCAAGCTCCAGACTGTAGTTGCGTCCGTACTGGAAGGATACGACGTCACTGTGATCTACGGCGGCGGCGCAGACGAAAGAACGGTAGTCCCTGCAATCCCTCGGAAGACGACGAGACGCGAGGCGATCCGGATTCTGGCACAGGCCGCAATGTGCTCCGCGTGGTTTGATCGATCCGGAAACCTGCACATCGCGGAGCTTTCAGCAGGCGCAGTATTGGGAGAAATAACGCCGGATGAGCTTTATAACTATGACGGTGTGTCCATATCGGAAGCGGTTGATTGCGTAGAGCTGCACGTTAAGAGCGACTACGCGAATATCGATACGACAATCACCGCCGGGAGCGGAAAAAACATCAAGAGCGTAAATAACCCGTGCGTAGCGCCTGCAAACTATCAGAGTGTGGCCGCGTGGCTGCTTGCGCAGTATAATCGCCGAAAGATCTACAGCGTGAAAAACCGGGGCAATCCGGCGCTCGAAACCGGCGACACCATCAAAATCTTCGACGCATTCGCACAAAACGAAAATGCTGTGCAGACCGGTATGGAACTGACGTTCAGCGGAGGCGGAATTTATGCCGTAACGAAAGGAGTTGGCGCATGAGTACCATCATTGACACCCTCGTCACCGACCGGACGCAGGCGGACGTGGAACGGGTGCGGGAGCTGGCGGCGAAGGGCTTTGCTGCCATGACCGCGGCCGAGCGGGCGGAATGGCTGGCCGGGATGAAGGGCGCGTATAACGCAAGCGACATGAATCGCGTGGGGACGGCCCTGAACTATCTGGCGGCGCGTCTTGCGCCGGTCTGCGGCATGAGTATCGCATGGTCTGCAAAAACAGATTGGGCCGTAACGGACATTATAACGGCATCACAGGCCGAGGCATACCGCAAGCAGGTGCAATCCATCCGCGACGCGCTTGCGTATCCTGCAGGAACGCCGGACGCGCCGCAGATGAAACGCCTCACCTACACCGGCGCAAACGACATCGAGCGCATCCTGACGATCTGCGAAGAATTGATCGTCAACGTTGCAAAATCTTTTCGCCACACTGGCGCGGCGGAGTGCGCCGCAGGAGGACTTCTGACATGAAAGACAGACAGCCGACACAAGTTTTATCCAACGGCGCGATCCGGTACGGCTTTTATAACGCCGACGGAACCCTGAATCACTACGAATATCTCAAGCGAGACGACGCCCCGACCGAAGAGGGCACGCCGCTCAATAAGGCAAATTTACTCTCCGATGCTACTGCGGCCAAGATCTGGCCGAACGCAAGTACCCGCCCGGAAGACCCGACGGTCAGCGAGGCGCTTGCAGAATTGCAGAAAGGCACCGTGAAAGTCGGCGATATCCTTATGACGGTAAGAGCGAAACCATCCGATGCGTGGCTTTTATGCAATGGCCAAGCCATCACAAGATCTGCCTACCCGAAGCTGTTTGAGCTCTTGCGGCCGGCGGCGTCTCCGGCTCCATGGACGAGCAAGCCTGTAACAGGGGTCAATCAGGATACAAGCATAATAAGATACGCAAATGGAAAGTGGTTTGCCTTCACCTACAACCAGTCCGGTTCCAAAATGCACATGTATGTATCGAGTGATACAGATGTATGGGTAGATTATCCGTTTAGCTATACGCTCGGTGACAGTGGGCATATTGCAGATATTGCAGTATGCTATAATCCGCTCAAAGGCGTCTACCGTATGGCTATCGTAAACGCAGACTCTACGTCAAATTACTGCGTGTCCTATACTATCTCGGAAGATCTTCAGACCGTATCGAAGAACAACTGGATATGGAACAACGGCAACAATGATATTTACAAATTAGAACTATATGCTTCGAGTAGCGGCAATGTGTACTGCTTTCGATCTAATAGTTCTTCAAGTGATTACATTAGTGGAGTAGTATACGAAGACCGTATAACCGCAAGTAGTTCTGGAAAGTGGAACGACGTAAATAGCTCTGTAGACGCAATAAGCTACGACGAGACCTCAAGGCAGTTTTGCTGGACGTATCGCCGAAATATCTACATGGCAGAAGAATTAAGCCGGAACGCTTCGGAGTATCTAATTGGAACAATTCCAGATGCTGCTGTTCCAAGCGGCATACAGGGTTATGCTATTTGGAAGTATATATGTGCATCTATAGGTACGATTATTGCGATATATCAAAATGAAGGCTTAAAGTACGCCTACACACTTGATAATGGCACAACATGGCACATTGGAGCGGAAGCAATCTCTACAGGCTCAACAGACTATATATACACACAGACACAGTCTGGATTCGAGTTTGTGTCAGGCTTACTGCTATTTACGGTCTCCATAGACGGTACTAGATACATCTGCAGCGTTTCCGACCCGGAAGATAAGGTATACAAAATTAGTGGTGTCTTTGATGGTGCATTATCACCTGCCGCTTTAGCGGCACAGCCGCCAAAAACTGGAACAATATCTATATGCAATTATAACGACTTAGCGAAACCGGTTCCAACGATTATACCAGATAGCCGTAGCCACGCATACATCAAGGCGCTGGAGGAATAACCCGTGAAGGACAGAAAACCGACGAAAGTCCTGCAAAACGGCGCGGTACAGTATTCGGTGACCAGAGTCTCCATGGGTGTGACTGCGACCAGAGAAGAATGGATTCGCCCAGAGGATGAGCCATTGGAGTCTGGGACACCACTTACCAAAGAAACGCTATTATCGGGAGAAGCGGAGGAGATCATATGGCCGGGGAGCGGGAAGCCTGCAAATCCGACCGTAAACGACGCGCTGGACAAGCTGACCGGAGCGAAGGAAGTTGGTGATATCCTCACAACCGTCCGCATTCTCTCTGCCCCATGGCATGAATGCGACGGATCTCGCTTCTCGCGTATGTCCTACCCGGCGCTTTATGCAGTCCTCGGCGGCACGACGCTTCCGAGCATCAGCTATTCAAGCGACACCACTACCTACATCAAAATGGCGGACGATTAGCCCGCCGGAAATAGAGAGGTACATAACAAATGAATGCTGGAACCATCACGATCATTTGCGCCGTGCTCGGCTCGTCCGCGCTGACGACGGTAGTCAACGCCGTCGTCAGCGCGGTTCAGAAAAAGCGCGGCAAGGCCACATCGCAGGATACGCACCTCGCCGAGATCGACAAAAAGCTCGGGAAAATGCAGGAGCATCAGAACGAGCAGTATCTCGCAATTCTCAGGCTGACCATCATGTCGGAAGAAATGCCAATGGCTGAACGTCTGATCGCCGGAGAGAAGTATAAAAAAATGGGCGGGAACGGCGATGTGAAAAAATTCCTGCACCAGCTGGAGGCGCAATGCGAACATAGCAGTGCGCAATAAATTGGGAGGCAGATATGCGGGTAAAAGGCAAGTGGAGCAAGGGCGAAATGGCGCGAACCATTGTTGTGTATCTGCTCCAGCTCATCACGACGGTAATTGTCTGGGCCTGCGCTCTGAAAACCGTCGCCGTCCTAATTGCAGTCATCCGCAGCCCGGAGCTCGGCGCGTCGATCGACCTGTCCGACGTGCTCGGCTTTACCGGCTGGGCAACCATCACAGAGCTTGGCCTGCTTGCCTTCAAGCGGGTTTTTGCGAAGAAAAATGAAACAGTCGAATAGCGAAAGGAGTAATTACATATGGACTACACACAGATCATCTCGGCAGTGATCGCGCTCATCAGCGCGCTCGTTTCGGCATTTTTGATCCCGTGGCTCAAAACCAAGATCGATGCGGACAAGCTGCAAACGCTCCGCACTTACGTTGAGATCGGCGTAAAGGCAGCGGAGCAGCTGTACACCGCGACGGACGGCGCGGCGAAAAAGGCGTATGTTGTGAACTTCCTCGCCGAGAAGGGCATTCAATTTGATGTGGAAACGATCGATAAGCTGATCGAGGCCGCCGTGCTGCAGCTGCACCACGAGCTGTACGGGAGTGAGCGGGTATGAGCATCATGAAAGCCTCCGAGCTCGTCAGGCGGCATATTGATGTCGCGAAGAATTACAAGACCGTGTATATGTGGGGCTGCTTCGGCTCTCCGGTCACGGATGGGATCATCACTGAGAAGGCAAAGCAATACCCGGACTGGTACGACGCCGCAAAGCAGGCCAGATTCCGCGGGCTGATCGGAAAGGGCTACTTTGGCTTTGACTGCGTGAACCTCACGAAGGGAATTCTGTGGGGCTGGAACGGCAACAAAAATGCCTACCACGGCGGCGCCCGCTACGCCGGAAACGCGGTACCGGACGTCTCCGCAGACGGTATGATCGCCAAGTGCAAGGACGTATCCACATCCGGCTGGGACAAGCTCGTCCCAGGCGAAGGCCTGTGGATGCCCGGCCACTGGGGCCTGTACATCGGAGACGGCTTGGCCGTTGAGTGTACGCCCATTTGGGATAATGGCGTGCAGATCACCGGCGTCGGCAACATCGGCCTCAAGGGCGGCTACAACAGCCGCGTATGGAAAAAGCACGGAAAGCTCCCGTGGGTCGACTACGACACGGAAACCGTCGACAAGGCAGTCGAGGACGCCAAGAAGACCATC